TCCTTTGCCTTGGCAAAGATAATAGAATAGAATCAAGGCGCAGGGTCGCAGGGCCGCAGGGCCGCAGAGTATATAGCCTCCAAGCGGGGCCGCAGGGCGCAGAACAAAGACGCAGGGTCCGCGAACCCCGCACCTTGGGCCGCAGAGATGCCGCCACTAGCCAGCAAAGCCCCCTGATCACCGTCAAATAAAAGTATATCGCGTTGCGAGGCCCTCTTTACTAAGAAGAAATTTGCCCCACCTCTCGCCCAATATGCAGCATTCCACGCGATCTGATGAGGCGAGATGTTCACTGCGTTTGTTTTACTAACCTTCAACTCACACCAAAACGGCAACCCATCCCAAACCAAATGCACATCGGGAACACCCCCTCCATGCTTGTTTTCAATCCTCGTTGCGAAGCACTTCTTCGGCAGGTTCTGCCTCAATTGCGTCCAGAAGTTTGCCTCCGGTCCCTTGCTCATTGGTCACATCCTTGTAGGTCCCTTCGATCTGGAAGGCTTGGGGATACTGCTTCTGTAATGCAGCAAGTCGGGTGGTAATCTCATCCCGTGAAAGCTGATCGATGGTGTTGATTGTTTCCCGCCTGTCGATGGTCAAACCACCAAGGGCAGAGCGTATCTTCTCCGCGTTGATAGCAGCCGAAAACTGTCCCGCATCCTCCGCACCAAGAGAGAGTTGATGCAACCTTTCGAGTTGTCCAATGGTGGTCACACCATACCTACGCTCTCGCTCCTGTCGAAGCTCGGTGATGTATTCCAAGACATGCGGGTAATCCCGCCCATTGAGAAGTTTCGACGCGGTGTTGTACGCCACATCAGGGGAATATCCCGCTCTCTTGGCACACTCGGTGTTGGAATAGATGCCTTCGACGATCTTCTGTGCAAAAGTCATCTGCCTATTAGTGAGCTTGCGCCCGTGTTCTTCTTCGATCTTCTTCTTAATTGACGGCATGAATAGTCTCCATGTTTTCAACAACAATACAACAACAGGATCGCCCTGTTCAAGGGGGCCGCTGCTGTTTACACCTGTTTACACGATTTCCCCTGATTTTGTAGACGGTCAACAACACTCAACAACATGGTTGTCGGATGCTTGAGAAATTTCAGAGGCTGAAACGTAAACAATAAGGCCTTATTGTAAACAGGTGTAAACAGTCGGTTCAACTATAGTGTGTTTGTTTACGCTGTTTACAAGATTTACACGAAAACTTTTTCCTTTTGGGCTTTTTCTAAAAAATCTAGCGAAAATGTGTATACAGCGTAAACAGCCCCTTCTGATCTTTTAATTTGACAGCTCTTTTGTATGTTGCTAGTCTACAAGTATTCAACATTACGAAAGGACTAGAAATGTTTACTGTAGATTGTATGGAAGAAGGCACGATGACCTTGGACTGGGACCCTGCGTCCTACAAGACCAAGGGCCAAGCAGCGCGAGCCTTGCACCGAGCATTGTGTGACTGGTGTCGCAAGGTTGGCATGAACCCTGACACTGAGGTTGGTTTCTGGACCCCTAAGCAGCGCAAGGCTCACGGTCGGGAGGCCAACTGGGCCGTGAGCCTAGAAGCGGGGCCCTATGAGTGGGCTATCTTTGCTTCGATGCAGATACCTAGTGACTGTGAGTGGGGTTATGTTGAGCCTTATTATTCTTTTGATCTGGAGTTTGTATCATGATGAAAACAGTTAAGTTCCAAGTCGTGCGTCAAGAGGTTTGGTATCCTGAGTACGAGGTTCCTGCACATTTAGAGGGCGATGAGTTGATAGAGTACATCAGCAACGAGGCCCCTGCTTCGGTGTTCGATGAGATGTGCAACAAGAGCACGTTGGACACTGAAACTTATATTCAACCTGTGGAGGAAGTGTAATGCCTAATCATTGCTATCAACAGGTGCACCTTCGGGGCCCATGCCATTTGATCCATCACTTGCATGCTGCCTTGTCGAAGTCGGAGCCAGAGTTTTGCAGCACGATTGCGCCGATGCCGTTTGAGTTGTGGGCCAAGGAGACGCGGTCGGGTCAGGTGATGCCTGACTGGTATGAGTGGAGAAACAAGAACTGGGGAACGAAGTGGGATGTCTGCGAGGCTGAGATTGACGAAGATGGTATTGAGTACGGCGAAGACCTCAACAATGACGAGGAATATGTCCCAGTTGCGTGGTTCTCGTTCCGTTGTTGGACTGCTTGGGGTCCGCCTGTTCCTGTGTGGGATCGACTTCATGCGATGGGCATTGAGGTTGAGGCTGAGTATCAGGACGAGGGCATGAACTTTGAGGGTGCGTATCACCACGGCGAGGACAATTCATGGGAGCCGGATTTAGAAGAGGAGGCTGTGTGATGAGTGATTATGCTTATGATGAGGGATACCGCGCAGGAATGCAGAAGATGCGTGAGGTAGGGCAACGCCGCATCGAGGAACTGGAAGCCAAACTGGCGAAGGCGGTGGGGGCACTTGTTGTAATTAATGCACTTGCCCCAGAAAGCATGGTCAATGGCTATTCACAGTCTGATCTTACGGAAATTGTTTCACGCATGGGAAAAGTTACACGCACCACCCTCATAGAACTGAAAGGAAAAGACGATGAGGTATAATCTTGTATGCATGCATTGGGTCGTGGAGCGGCTGGACGAGATTTCAAAGAGGATTGAGGAGGACATCAAGATGAACCCTGATGTCGATGTGTTCTGCGATGTGGGTGTCGAGGACCTACGAGGGGAACTCGTTTACCAGATGGGTGTCCGCGCCCATGAGACATGGAAAGATAATGGGAGGGGTAAAGATGAGTGAACGAGAGATGGACAAGATATTGGACGAGGTATTTCGCAAAGTGTTTGGGGAGCGGTGGTGATGAGACATGAGCGTATGTTGGGAATGCACACTTCGGATTACATGCAGACCTTTGGACACAAGATGCGCATATATCGGCGCAGAGAGGTCCTTAACCAAAGTAATTTTGGATATATTGTAGGGATACCGCAATGGAAAGTGTCTGAGTATGAGCGTGGCGTTGTCCCTGTTCCTTTGGATGTGCAGGAGAAAGTAGAGTGCGCGATGGAAATACTACAGAAAACAGTGGCTTTGGAGGTTGAGGTTGATGGGTAAGATGAAAGAAGAGTTCATGCGTCTGCAAGAGACGCCTGTCATGGAGGCGTGTTCCGAGTGCCAAGGTGCGGGAACCGTGGAGGTAGAGGTTGCGATGCCTCACAATGCGGGTCGTGATGTTGGCGAGTTGTATTGTGAGTTGGAGACTTGCGATGCTTGTGGCGGCGGCGGCGAGGTTGAGCGTTTGTGTGATTGCGGCGAGTGGGTTACGTTGATCATGGGCGAGTCTGCTACTGTATGTGAGGAGTGTGCGGATGTTGAAAACGTATGAGGTGACTTGCGAGGGTGTGATCCAGCGCATGGTTGTTGTTGAGGCGCACAATGTTGTTGAGGCCTCGCACTTGGGGCGGCAGGAGTTCGCTGCGCTGATCGGCGCGGAGGTAGAGGGGGTTGGTGTGGTGGACATCTACACTGAGCCTGTAACATTCAAGGAGATTGAGAAATGAACTTACTGAAGAAGATATGGGATAACATCAAGAAGAATGCGCAGTCTAATCAACTCACGCGGAGGCAAGAGGTCTTTCAGGAGTTGGCCCGAGGTCCGGGGACCGCGCGTCAGTTATCGGATCGCATGGGTTTACGTCTTACGATTGTGCGGACGTATTTGAGTACGTTGCATCGTCAGGGTTTGATTCGTGCTACGGGCGACATGGTTGGGAAGGAGCATGTCTGGAGGGTGAACGAGTGATCGAGGAGCAGGTACTATCACCCGCAGACGAATCGACCTTGAAGTATTTGCGCGATCAGGTGGATCGTTTGTCGGAGCGCCAATACCGCAGGGATGCAGGGCCGAACGCTCGTCAGGATTATTGGTACGCAGCGGAGGAACTTAAAAGGTTTGTGAGTAAACTACGTCAGGAAGGAAAGAACATATGACGGGGATTTTAACGAGACGCGAGAAGTATGAAGATTTATACCGCGAGATGTGGCTCAAGCAGTTGAAGATTGACAGGGTTGGGAATCCGATGGCTCGGGAGCCCACGCCTCAACAGAAGAACGGAGCGAGGACCGGGAAGTTTGGAAAGATGGGCGGTCGCAAGTTGAAGTTGACTCGGGATGCTGAGATCATCAATCGGATGCTGAAGCAGGGCATGATGATGCAAGAGATTGCGGACATCATGGGGACTACTATGGCTCTTGTGGCTGCAACCAAGGAGCGGTTTGACTTGCCCAGGGCCGAGGAGCAAGAAGATCCAGAGGGTATATAGGTATCGTGGGGACGCCAGATTAATGGTAAAAGAATGTGGCGCATTCGGTAACGCATCATCCGGACTAGAACCGCCAATAAACAACAGTTGCAACGTCCCCAAGAGGAGTAAGTAAATGGACCCGAGACTGGATTCAATCGCAGAATTATTAATTGATGCACAAAAAGAACTTGACGAAATCGAATGGGATGATCCACGAGACCCAAGGATCGAGGGCATACTACGGCAGATTCGTCACTACGAAGACAAACTTAACGAAGGAGAAATCTATGAGCCAAATTTTTGATATTAATTCGACCCGCCGACAG